GCTGAAGCCTTGGGTGATGCTAGCAACAATGCATTCCAACAAATGGCTTTCTCAATTGAGAAGGTTTCTGTAACAGCCGTTTCACGTGCTCTGAAAGCTGAGTACACCATGGAACTTGCTCAAGACCTTAAAGCAGTACACGGCCTTGACGCTGAAACAGAATTGTCCAACATCCTTTCTGCTGAGATCCTTGCTGAGATCAACAGAGAAGTTGTTCGTACAATCAACTACACCGCTACTGGTGGTGCTACTGAAAACACTGCCTCATCTGGTACATTCAACCTTGACGTTGACTCTAACGGCCGTTGGTCAGTTGAGCGCTTCAAAGGTATGATCTTCCAGATTGAGCGTGAAGCGAATCAAATCGCGAAAGACACAAGACGTGGTAAGGGTAACATCCTGATCTGTTCTTCTGACGTAGCTTCTGCTCTTCAGATGGCAGGTGTTCTGGATTACACTCCTGCACTGTCTGCTAACCTGAACGTAGATGATACTGGTAATACTTTTGCTGGTGTACTTAACGGACGTATTCGAGTTTACATCGATCCTTACTTCGCAAGTGCATCTGGTAACCAGTACTTCACTGTAGGTTACAAAGGTTCTAGCGCATTCGACGCTGGTCTGTTCTACTGCCCATATGTACCTCTCCAGATGGTACGTGCGGTTGGTGAGAATACTTTCCAGCCTAAGATTGGCTTTAAGACTCGTTACGGCATGGTTGCTAATCCTTTTGCTAAGGGTGCAACAGCTGGTAACGGTTCAATCAGCTTCGCTGATAAGAACGTTTACTACAGACTGGTTAGCGTTGCCAACCTGATGTAATAAAAAGAACTGTTAAGCAGTCGTTCTTAAAGGGCTCTTCGGAGCCCTTTTTTTATGCCTAAATATAGATAGAGGTATAATATGAGCATTATAGACAACCAACCAACAAATAAGAATATGTTATCGCCTACAGGTTTTAGATTTGTTCTAAACCGTACGCCTAACATTAACTATTTTACATACAGTGTTCCTATTCCTTCATTAACACTAGGTGAATATGATGAAGCGACTCCATTTGTATCGTTGCCCTATCCAGGTGATAAGCTAAGATACGAACCATTAACTCTAAGATTTAGAGTAGATGAAGATCTTAAAAACTATATGGAGATTCACAACTGGATGGTATCATTAGGATATCCTGAATCATTCGAACAAGCTGCATATAAAAGCAACGTAGCTTCAGCATTCAAAAGTGATGACGTATATTCAGATGGATCGCTAATTATTATGACAAGTAATCAAAATCCTAATCTACGTATTGATTTTGAAGATATGTTTCCTATTTCATTAACGGAATTGAACTTTGATGCTTCATTAGATGATATACAATATCTTGAAGCTACAGTAACATTTAGATATAAGATTTATAGGATAACAGAAATTTAGTTGTTTCATACCAGTAAGTATCATATAATAAGAACGTAACTTACTAGGTAATATATTATGCTTGTTGATGAAATAACTCAGATGTGGTTAGAGGATGCTAAGATAGACGATGTGGATTTAGATACTGAGAGTCTCAAGATACCATCTCTTCACGCAAAATATCTTAAACATCTTTACCAAGAAAAACTTAAGCTTAAGAGTCTTGTTCTCAAGAAGAGAACCCTCTCTCACGTATTGTCGGAGTACTATAGAGGAGATCTTAACACACCAGAGGACTTACGAGAGCTCCAGAGAGAACCTTGGAGCCGCACGGTTCTCAAGCAAGATTTAAGTAGTTATGTTGACAGTGATAAAGATATGATTAAGCTCTTGACAAAGATAGCATATCAAGAGGAAGTGGTTTCGTTATTGGAAGATATAATAAAGAATATAAACAACAGAGGCTTCCAGATAAAGAACAGTATTGAATGGCGTAAACTCACAAACTTCGGTTTATAGAGAATTGGTTACATTATCTAAAGTGAATGAGGCGTATATTAAAGTGGACTGCTCCGGTGGCATAAGACAGGAGTTGAACGAATTCTTTTCGTTTTATGCCCCGGGGTATAAGTTCATGCCGCTCTATAAAAACAGAATGTGGGATGGTAAGATCAGACTCTTTAATAAGAACTCTACCATGTACACAGGATTACTTCCATATGTAGTATCATTCTGTAAAGATAGAGATTATGACATTGAAGTATCAGCTGAGCTAGAATATACAAACGAATGTTCTGTTAATGAAGTATCAGAGTTTTCCGATCTGCTTAACCTACCTTTCGAACCTAGAGACTATCAATTAGAAGCAGTAGCACATTGTATACGATCTGATCGCGCTATGGTATTGTCTCCTACTGCATCAGGAAAATCGTTAATTATATATCTACTGACTCAGTTCTATCAAGAACATAAAACTCTTATCGTTGTTCCAACAGTGTCACTCGTACATCAGATGGCTGGTGATTTTAAATCATACGGCTATAATGAAGAATGTAAACTTATTACTGCTGGTGTAGATAAAGAAAATATACAAGAAAAC